TTGACCAAGCTGACGAAGCGCGTGGTGGACAGCGCGGAGCCGCGCGAGAAGCCATACTTCATCTGGTGCTCGGACCTATCCGGATTCGGCGTGCGGGTCTTCCCCACGGGCAAGCGGGTCTACTACGCCGACTATCGCGCCGACGGCGGCCGGCGCCGGATGACGATCGGTCAGCATGGGAAGATCACGACCGAGGACGCTCGCAAGCAAGCCATCGCCACCATGGGCAGCGTCGTCAAAGGCGCCGACCCGCTCATGGATCGAAAGACACGTCGCAAGTCGCTGACCGTCGCGCAGCTCTGCGATCGATATCTCGACATGGCAACCCGCGGCCTGGTGCTCGGAAAGGGCGGGCAGGGCAAGAAGGCCTCGACCTTGGAAATCGATCGGGGTCGGATATCGCGGCACATAAAGCCGCTCCTCGGTACCAGGCTTGTTGCCGATCTGCGCTCCAGCGACATCGTGAAATTTATGCGCGATGTTGCGAGCGGCCGCACCGCCCGTTCGGACAACACCGGCAAGAATGGCGCGCGGGTAGAGGTCACCGGCGGAGCAGGCACGGCGTCGCGCACGGTGGGCCTGCTGGGCGGTATCCTGACCTTCGCGGTGTCGGAAGGCGTGATCGAGCGAAACCCTGTCCAGGGCGTCAAGAAGCCGGCCGACAAGAGCCGCGCGAGGCGGCTCAGCGCCGATGAGTATAGCGCGATCGGCAAGGCGCTGGATGCGAGCATCGAGACTGAGGCGTGGCAGGCCACGGCTGGAGCATGGCTCATCGCCCTGTCGGGCTGCCGGCTCGGCGAGATCGAGCAGTTGAAGTGGAGTGAGGTAGACGAGCATGGCGGTGGCTTCCGCCTCGAGGACAGCAAGGAGGGCGCGTCTGTCCGCCCCATGGGCCGCGCCGTGTTCGACGTCATCGCCGAGATCGAGCGGACGGATTCGCCCTTCGTGTTGCCGACCGCGAGAAAGGACGCCGGCCATTTCCGAGCTGTACCGGCCGCGTGGGTGCGCTTGATGAAGGTTGCGGGGCTGGAGGGTGTGACGCCGCACACGATGCGCCATAGCTTCGCGTCCATCGCCGGGGATCTCGGATTTGCCGACAGTACCATCGCAGCGCTGCTCGGCCATACCGTCGGGACCATGACCAGCCGCTATGTGCATCGCCTCGACACGGTGCTCGTCGCCGCGGCCGACAAGGTGGCAGCGGAAGTGCATCGGCAGATGACCGGCAAGAGCGCCAACGTCACGCAATTCCCGGGCAAGGCGCGGGCAAAGAAATAGCCCCAGCCGAGAGGCCGGGGCTTAACTGGGTAGCGTTCGGACCGGTATCAGGCGGGCCGCACCGACTGGTCCAGCGCCATCTGGATGATCGACGCCAATGGGTCGCTCGCGCTGCCATGGCTCGACGCGTAGTTGATCAGCAGGAGAACGCGCCGCTCATCGTGCTGGCGATCTCCGAACCTGACCTCGCCAACCCTCTCGATCAGCGCGTCGATCTGTGCCGAGCACCAATCCTCGCCTATCGAGACTATGAAGTCGGCGCCCGGATGATATTCGCCATTGCGGACCTCCGATCGCGGCTGGTTCTGGATTAGCCGGCAGGCGGCATTGAGCGATTGGAGGCCATCGTAGGCGAGCTCGAAGCTGTCGATGGTCCATCCGGTCATGTCCATGCGAGGAAGGGTCTTCATTCGATCCACCCCTTGTACCGCGCAATCGCGGTGCGAAGGCGCTTCTTGGCATTGCGGCTTGCTCGCTTCGCCTTTTCGAGATCAGCGTAGGCCTCGGCTGTGCCGAGCATCATGTGCTCCCACTCGATGGTGTCACGCTCGACCCGGCCGAGGCCGCGAGCTACTTTCCATTCGCGGTAGGCCTCATCAAGATCGGCCTGGGTCGCGTTCAGTGCGTCCTCGTGCCCATCTGCTTCGATCGCCTTCGCAGCAACATCGATCAGCGCGGAGAGCTTGGCGACTTCGATCATCTTGGTGCCCATCACCGCGTCTCCCCCCTGCCGGCGAAGTGGGCGTCGAGCATCGCTGCCAGCTTGACCATTCCGGCCGAAGTGACCACCGCCCATGTGACGAAACGGGTTTCGCCATCATCATCCTTGAACGAGTGATCGCGGTGGTCGAGGAACTTCGGGATTAGAGCTTGGTAGGCCAGCCAGCGCCCTGAGTTCGGACGCTTGTAGATCCACCGATTCTCGCTGAGGAAAGTGGTCAAGAACCGCGGCTTCACCTTCAAGACCTTGGCCGCCTCGGTGATGGTGAGGTTGTCGACGGCGCCCTCAATCCGGTCCAACTTAGTCAACCGCTCGCCCTGGTAGGCGATGACAACATCCTTGGCCGCTACCTGCCCCTGCAGATGATTGACCACGCCCAGCAGCACCTGCGGATCGGAGAAATCGAGGGCCGGCCGATTCCGCAGAATACCTTCGATCTCGTCCAGCCGGTCGATCACCCGCTTTCGGAGCGGGATGCTGTAGCCAGTTACCAGCGTCATCGTCAGGTCGCGGGGCAGCCGATACTCCGGCTGCTCCTTGTTCTGGGCGTTTAGGTAGGAGTGCGCAAAACTGCTCAGTCCCAAATGGAGCGCCTCAAGCATGTTCCTGACGTCGCGCATCACGTCGGGGTGCCGTTTTTCGCAGAGCTCGGCGATCTCGCGGCTCGACATTGTCGGCGGCCCGCCCTCGCCCGTGGGTAGAAATCCGGCCAAGCCGGTGCTATCTTCAGTCATCGCTTCCTTCATCCGTCGCAAGTTGGGGGGAATGGTCTGAGCCCGGCGGGATGGCAGTCCCGGCCGGGCTTTCGTTTTCAGCGGCCGCGAGCCCGCGGTCGATGTACAGGATTACTTCGGCGTTCATGGTTCGCCGGTTCGCAGTGGCCCGCTGACGAAGCCGATCGCGCATGCCATCTGGCAGGCGGATAACGAACTTGTCGGCGAGGGCGGAAGGTGCTTTTGCCATCGACTCCTCTTTACTGGCTATTAGCCATTTAACCATGGCTACTAGCCGCTATTGTCGTCAAGCGATTTTTGCGGCTAGTAGCCATCATTCACAAGGGGCCGAGAATAATGGGGAAAGCGCCTATCCAGCCGCAGGACAAGTACGTCGTGCGTCTGCCGGATGGTCTCCGTGATGACCTGAAGATGTGGGCGGCCAGCAGCAACCGCTCTCTCAACGCCGAGATCGTGTATCGACTTGAGCAGTTTGATCCCATGAAAGAGATCAGCCTGCGCTCCATGCAGAATGAGATGGACAGGCTGCGCGCCGAGCGAGACGAAGCTGAGGCGAGGTTGCGGTCTATCGGGCCCTTCGCGCTCCACGAAGCGCTTGGTTACGCTTTGTCGCCGGGACTTCTGGGTCGCTTAGAAAAAGCCGCTAATGCCAGCGGACGGACGATGCACGAAGAGGTCGTGCAAGCACTCGAGAAGGCCTATCCGCCTCCGCGACCACCATCCGAGCTGCGCGAGATCGCGGACATGATGGAAGACTTGCTGAGCCGCCACGGTGACCGGCCTGAGGACGATGAGATTCGCCAGTTCGTGAAGTCGCTGCGCGACCAGGCCGACGAGCAAGAGCGCGAGCCGCCTACCCTCGAACAATCAGCTCCCGCGCCTTCGTCGCCCCGGCCGCCGACTCGTCCCGGTAAGTCGACGAAGATGATCAAAGTGCCGAAAAGCAAAAAGCCCCCTCCGGGTTAGACCGGAAGAGGGCGGTACCGAGGCCGAAGGGGGCTAGAATGGATTGGTGGATTCAGGTTCTCACCGTCGGCGGCTTAGCCGGCGTCGTCAGCGCCGCGGCCAGTCACGGCCTGCACTTGTTGGACGCATCGCGTAAGGCAAAGTCCGCAGCGGAACATCTCGCATTGCAACTGGCGGTGTCGCTGGAAGCATTCGCGGCACTGTGTGCTTCCGCAGCCGCGGAGGTGGAGATGTTTCGCTCGAGCAGTTGGCACATTGGCAGCGGTTATGAGCCCATCCCCGACGCGCCCACCTTCCCGGAGGAGCCGGATGCCTGGCGAGCGCTGGAACCCTCACTCCGAAACCGTGCTCTAAGCCTGAGCAACACCGTGCGCTGGGAGCAAGCCGCTCTCGATTACGATAAAAACGGACCAGCCGCTGAGCCCGACCCGCGCGCTTTCGTGCCTCAAGCCTTGGAACGCAACATCAAGATGGCCTTGCTTGCGATGAAGCTGAGCGAGGATCTCCGCCGAAGGTATCGCTGGTGGGACCAGGCCAACCAGCCGGAGGTCTACTCCTCGCGCAAGTGGATGGAGAAAGAACTCGATTCTATCGAGACCGACCGCAAGAATCGGGTCGAGGCACAGCCCGCCGCGATCTCGATCGCGCCGCTGTCACGCTGACGCTCCGCTGCGCCCATGAAGCTCATAGTGCTGATGGCCTTCGACAAGGACGACGAGACCGGCGAGCTGCGCCCGGCATTCGAGCCGCGCGAGATGCGCGACGAGGCCCAGGCGAAGACACAGGCCGCCCTGCTCAAGGAGAGCCACGCGGGCGTCATTGCATGGTCGCGGCAGGCCGACCCCGATGTTGGAGAGTTCGGGCCGCCGGACATCATTGCGTGCTACGGCGAAGTCCCGGACATGGACTGACCTTCCTTCAATTGAGGGAAAGTTAGCTCGGCATTTCGAGGGACGGGACTCGGCGGCAAGAGTAGCGTGCTCGTGGGCTGGCGCTCAGTCTTACCCGGACCTCCAAGCGCCAGTGCGGCGGGGGCGCCCATCCCCACCAGTGCCACGGTCGCGCGACGGGCTTCGGGTCATCCCCCTGAGCCGAGCCCGTCGCCCCTCTACTGCTGTCGGTACTTGGCGATTTCGCGAGCGACCCGAAGCTCGTTGTTGGTGTCGCGCAACTCATCGGTCAGCGTCTCAACGTGACCTCCGAGTTGCCGGTTCGACACGGCCAGGTCGGTCAACGCGATGCTCAGTCCGGAGACCTCGCCGGCGAGCTTGTCGATCGCGCGGCTGTCCACCGTCAGGGCGACGATCTCGCTGGCACCCGGCGCGGACGGATTCGCCGCCGACTTTCGACCCCCAATGATGCCGAACTGGATCAGCGCCCAGACGATGCCGCCACAGGCCAGGAAAATGAGAGTAGCAGTGCCGTTCAGGCCTTCAGGGAGAACCATAACCCTCTCCAACGTCATGCGCTGCGCGCCAAATATTGAGCAGCTCCACACCTGCGATCACGGGATAGATCGCGAGCCAGGTGCTGATGACGCCAGACTGGGCAAAGCTGTATGAGATGCCGACCCACATGAAGAAGCCGACGGCGGCTGAAAACACCCTAATCCATGGGGTGACGGTCTTCCTCGCGCCGTTGACGATGAGCCCGCCGAAGCGCGCGAGGCCGAGCAAGAGCATCAGCCAGCCGAACTGAATTTCGCTCATCCAGTTGGCATCCTCGAGGCTGCGGAAGAACGCCCACGCTTGCCCGTCGTAGGCGCGAGCCGGGAGCAGCAGCACCCAGCCCCAGAGCACGGTGTGGAGCGCCACGATCCACTCGGGCATGCGTGGTCCGAAGCGATGCTGGATCCTGATCCAGATGCCCGGGCCGGTCATTTCGCAACCGTCTTCTTCGCGATTGCGAGGTGCGGCAGTGCGAGCTGCTGCAGGTCCTCGGCGCTGAGCCCGAAGCCCTTCACCGTGCCGCCGCTGAAGCGCTGCACATAGTCGGCAGTGGCGGCCGTGAGCTTTGCCTTGCTGGCTCGCGGACCGAACGCCTCGAGCGCAGCTAGGGCGCCCCGCTCGAGCGCCTCCTGCAGCGTCTGCCGGCTCTTGGCGTCGAAGTCGACCTTGAACCACTTCTGCCAGTGCAGGGCGACGATACCGACGACCGCGACGACCGCAGCATCAACGAGCGGCCGCAGGAACGAGAGCGCGATCGACATGCCGATGTCGGTCCAGACGTTGCCTTCACCACCGAACAGGCCGAGCCGGTCATCGCCGATCAGCGACACAGTCTCGGCCGAGTTCCCGAACCAGCTGCCGACGAAGGCGAGGACGGCGAGGCCGACGATCAGCGCAATGCCGATCCAGCCGGGGCGGCCAGCCTTGGCGGGCGCCGGGGGTACGGGTTCGATCTTGTTCGCCTCGTCGGCCATCATGTCGCGGAATGCGTCGTCCGCCTCCGCTGCCGCCGGGAGATTGCCCATCGCGAGCACCTGGTCGAGAGTGGCTTCGACCTCCTCGGGCGACACCAGCGACTTGTTGAGGCCGTCGCCGGCATAGTAGCTCTGCCCGCGCTTGACCTTGCGGCGGCGACCCTTGATGTCGGCGAGCACCGGGAATGATGCCCACTCCATCGAGAGGCGATTGCCGAACGCTGTGCGGCTCATCTTGCCCGCGATGAAGTCGAGGAAGCCGCGGCGCTTGAGCAGGTGATAGGCCATGCGGTCCTGCAGGTCAGGTGTCGCCTTCTCGCGGCCGGTAAGCCCCATCTCGCCCTCGATGTCGCGCAGCGTGCCGGGCGCGTCGAGCGTGTTCTTCATGAACTGCCCTGCGCCCATTGCCGATGAGCCGAACTTCTTCGTCCACTGCGGCTGCGCCTTCTCGATCTCGTCGAGAGTCATGGAGGTGATGGGCTTCGGCAGCTTGCCCTGGTTGTGGCCGAAGATGACCTCGTAGCATTCGGGCGCGTCGTGGCCGGTCTCGGTGCGATAGATGAGGCCAAGCAGAAGCGCCGCGCCAGGCGGCACGGTCTTGTCCATGGTGATGGTCCTTTCGTGGGGTCGCGGCCGACGGCAGCCGCTACGTGTTTTTGCCGTCGAAGAGGATCGTTCGCGCTGCGCGGTCTAGCTCACGCTCAGCGGCATTCGTGTCGTCGTGATCTGGCGGCAGCGGCCATTGCACCTTCGACGGGTCAACGGTCTCCGGCAGATCGCGAAGTTGCTGCCGATAGATGGCCCACCGCTCGCGATCCACCGGAGCGTCGGGGAGCTGGGTCCAATCGGACTTGCTGAGAAGATCGTTGCGTTGCGCCCGAACAGACGCCATCGTGATATCGGTCGGAGACGAGGGCGGCTCGACGTCCACTACTCGGCCATCTCGCCACCGGCGCCCGGGATTAGAGAGAAGGCCCTGCCAGTCCTCGTCGCTTATCTCAACAGCGTCCGCCGGGATCGTGCAGTCCGGATTGGCTTCATCACCAATGACTGGTGGAACGGGGTTCGAGTTCCTTCTGGTGCGTCGAGGAGTTGGCCCGTAAACCGGGCGCCTGCGACTGCCGTGAATATCCTCAGCGTAGAAGCCGAGCGGGGAACCGTCGGCGTCGAAGACCGCAAACTTTGTCATCGCTAGTATCCCCACGCGAGCCAGCCCACCTGCACGTAGGTGCTGGCCACCGGGGTTACAAAGTAAATCTGCGACACGGTGGGATAGCCGTTGTGGTTTCGGATTTCGCCGTTCACCGGATTGTGCACATGGTTCTGCGCATACCCCATTCCACCCAGGGCTATGTTGGGGAACGCAATCGGCATGGCGCCGCCCACCACACCAAACGCGTCCGTGGCCGCGGTGAAGATGCCCCACTGAAAGATGACGCCGTTCGGGAACTTGATGTAGCCGTTGTAGGCCCCAGAGAAGGTCGTGCCCCAGTCGGTCCAAAGCACGCCGAGCGGGGAGCCGTTGACCTGGAGCCTGGGGCCCGCGGCGCTCCAGCCCAGATACATCTTGTCGGTGGTCATGCTCGAGCCGCCGCCCTGCTGCACGGGCGTAAAGCCGAGGTCAGCCTGAGCGCCGAGGGTCGTGCGGGCCGCCGCTGCCGTCGCGTCATCGAGCAGTGTCGCTATGAATGAGCTGATGGTGATGTCGGCATCGGGCACCGTGAACGTCCGCGTCGTGTTCGCGGAAATTGCCGACAGCAGCCACTTCAGCTTCTTGCTCTGGTCGCCCTTCGCGACGATCCGGTGATCGGCGTCCGAAAATTCCTGCGGGCTTGAGGCATCGATGATCAAGGGCTAGGCTCCGAGCGATTGCTTTGAGGGTTTGAAATGAACGACCAGCCTGCCGGGAAGCGCCGCCTGTTCGGTCCGGATTGGGAGGACGTTTATGGGGACCAGCGAGAAGGCATCAACCTCGACCTGCTCGTCGGCTACGAGTTCGTGCAGATGCCAGAGCCCAACGTGGCCGCGGTCGCTCTGAAGCTGGCCCAGACTCCCAATCACATGGCTGCGATCAAGGCCGGGACTGAGAAGCCCCGACGTGTGCAATTCGGCGTAAGTCCAGAGGGACTACTGCAGCTCGCCGCCGCCTTCACCGAGATGGCCAACGACATGAAGGCGAAGAAGCACTAGACGCCGTACTTCCCGCGTGTCGCGGAGAAAATCTGACCGAGTTGCGCTTGGGAAAGAGCCGAAGAGAACGCCGCGAGCGATCCAAACCGCGTCCCGGCGGGAGCCAAGTTTCCGCCGCTGTTGTTCGCGCCAATCCTGAAGCTACCAGCTGCATTGACTGACGGGGAGCTATATGAAGTGCTGAACGTCAACGCGTCGCCATTGAGATAGAATAGAAACGAGCTCGCGGACTCGTTCACCGCTAGCCCCCAGAAGTCCCAGCGATTTACTGAGGCCCCGGGGAATGTTCCGCTCCCGAACGACTGGGTTACCGTGTCGTTCGTCATGTTGAAGGTATAGGCGGGGATGTTCGTGCCAAGGTTGAGACTAATACCGGGCGATCTGGTGAAGACGAGCATGGTGGAGCCCACGAGGTAGGCCCAACCGCAGACCGTAAACAGCGCGCCGTCCTTGTGCCACGCGCTCATGAACGCTTCAGGGGAAGAGTCGTAGGTGAAGAAGTCCCCGCCGTCGCACGACCAAAACTCACCAGCTGACTGCCTGCCGATCACCCCGTTGAAAGTCGGATCATCGCTGCTCGACGAGCCATCGGCTCCCCGAAAGAAGTCGTACGCGTTGCCAGAAACGTCGTTCCATTTCGCCTGAGACGCGCTAGCAACGCTACCGCCATCCCCCGCGTCGAGCAGTATCTTGAGTGAGCCGTTTAACCCCAGTGCCTCCAGAACGTCGCGCAAGTTAGACGAGTTGGAAATTGTGCGATCGAGCAGCGGCCTGCCCATGCCGGGGAGCATCAGGACACCGCCTTCACAAGGGTGCCGTGAATGAAGGTCGATGTGATCACCGTGTAGTAAAGGATGTCCGTCGCCCCAGGGGTAGTGCTCAGCACCGGATCAACGCCGAACGAGAAGCCCCAGTTGGCATGATATGCCAGCGTCCTCGATCCCGTGCCGTCCTGTATGATGCGGATGAAGCCGGACTGACCGACTTTCGGGTTCGAAGGCGCGCCAAGCGTTCGGTTGCCGCCTAGCGTCACCTGAGCGTTGATGAACGTGCCCATATCAACGGCGATGGTAGCCGCATCGGTGAGGCTGACGACGGCACCCGATGCCCACACCTGATCCACTACAAGTGAACGAGCGGTGTCGGCTCCAGCTCGGAACTCTGCCGCTGTCGCGAATTCAGAGATGCCGGTTTGCGTCGTGCTCGCCATGCGCGCGGTCGTAACGATACCGGCCGCGGCGAGCTGTGCCATCATTTCGCGGAACAGGTCGTCGAGCTCGTTGGCGACCGTTACCGCGCTGTCGAGCGGGATGTTGTTGAGGTCGGTGTTGTTTGCAGCGACAGCGTCCCACTGGCTGAATGCAGTCTTTGGCATATGCGGTTCCTATCCGTGATATCGGAGCTGCCCGACCTCATCGACGACGTTCGGGCCGGAACGTCGCGCGGGCGGGCGGAGGTTTGAGCCGAGAGGGATCGGCGGCGGGTCGGTGCGGCGATAGAGTGGCGCGTTCGAGCCGGGCAGCACCTCATTGGTGGGAACGAGGGTGCCCATGCGGATAGTGTCACCGGCCCTAATGCGGTCTGGATCGGTGATCTGCGGGTTCATCGCCAAGATGCGATCGAGGGTGAGCCCGCTCGACCGCGCGAGGCCGCCCAGAGTGTCGCCCTGACGCACGGTATAGTTGTTGCCGATCGCTCCAGTCGACGGACTGCGACGGAGTGCTGACGGCGGCGTGCGCGGGATCGGCGGGGGGCCAGCCATCGGGGCGGTCGCGCGCAGCATCGGCGAGGGCGTCATCGGCACGGGCGGCAAAGCTCGAGGACCGGGTGCGAGCACGGGCGGGATTTCCAGATTGGTCATCGGATCAATCGGGATGGTTTGGACCTTGCGCGCGATCAGCGGCGTGGTGGGCGGCGGCGGGGGAGCGACGCTCGATCCACCTGGCGGAAGCGACGGGCCCATTTCCTGGATGTCCCGGTAGCCATTGAGGCGCATACGGTCCAGCTCCATCGCGGCAGGATCGAGTGCCGGGGTAGACGGAGGCGGCTGCTGCTGCGTGCCCGGCGCTTTCGACGTGAACCACATGGGACGGCCCGAAGGCGTTGTGTCCGGCATCTTCGGCGGTGCACTGGGCGTCGTGCCGACCATGTCGTTGAGCAGCCCGGTGAAGGTGCCAAAGCTGCCCGGCCCGGCGCCAACCGGGTCGACCCTGAGCGGGGTGGTGGACTGGGGCACCAGCGGCGGCGGCGCGGGCAGCGGGTCAAAGCCCAACGGCGGTTCAGGACGAGCACGGGGAAGAGGCGGCGGGGCTGCCGCAGCGGGCGGCGGGGGCCTGTAGGTGGTGTTCTGCTCGCGACGCGTCTCATTGAAGCTGGGCGCTGGAACGGGCTGCCGAGGCGGTGGGCGGCGTCCCTGCGGTCCTTGCGGCTGCGCCGGGACCTTCGGCATGCGCAGCGTCTGGAGAGCTTCCCCGAACGTCGGCGAGTCCCAATTGCCGGTTTTGTCGTTGTATTGCCCAGCCTGCCACCAAGGGACGGTCGATGTGAGATCGCCGACCGCAAAGTCCGGAGCGATGGTCGCCTCAGGGGCGGGACCGCCAGGGCGCACGCCGTACATCGCCTGGTCGGGCAGCAAGGCCTCGAGGGGGCTAAGCTGCCGCGAATTGCCGAACGGGCGTGAGGGCATCGGCCGGGGCGGCGCGGTGTCAATTGCCGTCGCCACGTCGGGAATGCTGCCGGGAGGCCGCGGTGCGTCTAGGGCGTCGGCGTAACTCTGAGTAAACGAGCTGCCGTTGGTCGTGGCTTCAATGCCGCCTGGCAAGGACGTCCAGATGCCCGCAAGCTTTGCCGCGACATCGGCGGCGTTCCCATTGGCGAGGTCTTCGGCGAGGCCAGAACCGTATTTCTCCCGCGCCAGATAGAGCGCGATCTGCTGCTGGCTCTCCGGGGAGAAATCCGTGATGCCCAGCTTCGGTGCGACGCGGTCGTAGGTCGTCTTGGTGATTTGGTACTTGCCGGCCGCCGACGACTTCTTGCCCTTGTTCGGACCGCTCGTGATGGTGACAAACTTGGCGGGGTGCTTGGAATAGTCGTTGAACCGCGATCCGCCATAAATCACGTTCCAGTCGCCAGCACTCTCCGACCCGGCGATCGCTTCCAGAAGCGCCGCCTCTTCTTTGGTCATTCTTGCCATTGGGGTCTCCTAGTCGTCACTCACAGCGAGCGCACCGGCCATCGCACCGCGACGAAGCCGAGCCGCGAGGCTCTGCCGTGCGATGCGCCAGTTGCCCGGCTTGGCCTTGATCATGAGCGTCCGCGCCAAGCGTGGATCAAGCAGCGCCTCGCGCACTAGATCGTCGATCTTGCGAATGCCGTGCTGGCGCAAAACGCCGATCACACCCGCGCCAATGCCTACGGTGGCGCCGACCAATGGATTGATCAGGTATCCTGCACCACCACCGGACGCCGCGGCCGTTGCAAGGACCTTCATCATGGTCATCGTCGTGGTGTCGCCGGCCTTGGCCGCGATGAAGTCCTGAGCCGTATTCGACTGGCCGGGGATCTTCGCCGCCGTCAGCGATCGATTGGACTGACGCAAGCTCTCGGCGACGTTCGCCATCGATTGCAGTTCGCCATCAGAGAATCCGGCCAGCTTCAGCGCGCCGCGGTTCTGACCGATGAAGGTCTGCAGTTGATCGCTCTTGAGCACACCGACGCCGCTCGTGGCCGCCTCGGTGTTGGAGACGAAGCGGCGCAGCATGTGGTCGACGATCGCCTTGCGCAGTCCCTGCACGGCCTCCGCGTTGCCACCAATCGCCTGCCGGAGCTGCTGCATCTGCTTGATGCTGTCGGCACGGCCGAAGATGGACCCGATGACGCGGGTGACGTCCTGCGGGTCGGAAACGCCAATGAGCTTGCCAAGCGTCTCACGCTGGGCAGCGTCCAGAGCGGCTTTGCGCGCCACCTCGTGCTCCGCCAGCAATTCCGAGGCCTTCTGCGCGTTGCTGATGCGCGCGTCGAGCTCAGGAAAGGCGCGCAGTGCATCGGCGTGCTGACGACGGAACGCCGCCAGCTTGGCCGGATCGAGCGTGCCATCGTCGCGCAGCGCCTTGCCCCGCATCAGTTCGATGGCATAGCCCTCGATGGCCTTCTTGGCCTCGCGCGAATTGTTGGCGCGCAGATACGTCTGGATGCGCTGGAAGCCGCCGGCGCCCGGCCGGAAGATGGATGCTGCCACCGACGACGACAGCATGGGCGGCGCGGCGTGGTCAGCCGATCGGGCCTGAAGCGGCGCGAGCTGGGGATTGTCGAACGTGTTCGCCCGCGTCTTGGTGGCCTCCGTGGCGCGGCGCAGCCGACTCATGGCCGCCTGATCGAACGGCCGTTGAACCGCGGGCGGACGAGGCGTATATTCGTCATCACTGATCGACGCCCTTGATAAGGTCGCCTCCCGCCCGGTTTCAGTCGGGGAGCGACGGCCAGAGGGAGATGGTGAGCCGGAGCCATCGTTCGGGTAGTTCAACCGATCGTCGATCAGTTCTCCCATCTGAGACGGGCTGCGGCGTCCAGCCGTGACGATGCGGTAATATTCGCCGCCGTCGACCGGCGCGAGCTCGATGACTGCCGCACCATGACGAAGGTCGGTGTTGAGCTTGACCAGCATCAGCCGACCGTCGATGCCGCGATGCATGCGATCCCAGTTGGCCGCAACGTCCCGCGTCATTTCCCACGGGTCCGAGTAACCGAGGACGTCCGCGTCCGCGCGATGCATGGGGCTGCCGATGTGCTGCACCAGGTCGCGGCGGCGCACGCGGATCGGAACGCTCTGGCCGGTGCCGGGAACAGGCGCGGCACCAAGATCGGGATTACCCGCCATCGCCGGCACGAAGGCCTGCCCATCACTGCTGCGCACGAAGAACGGATCGTCCGCCTTCATCGATCGGATGTCGGCGAGCGTCAGGCTTTCGGCGCCTGCTCCTCGAGCATCTTGCGATAGTCCCGGATTGCCCGAAGCGCGCCCAGGTCCGAATTCGCCTTGGCCTGCTGCTCCAGATACGCCAGAAGCGGCGGCTGGTCCTCCGGGACGACGTCCTTGAGGACGCGAACCACTATTTCCGCCGGCCGTCTGCGCTGCTCTTCCAGAGTACCAGTTCTCCACCTGGCGTTGCATCGCGGCTTCGATGGTCTGATCGAAGGCCATCTCGCCTCGCGCAACGGCCTGCTGTTCGAGTTTGACCTTGTTAGCGACGGCACCTTCAAGGTCCGCTTCTATAGCACCGCGAATCTGCGTCAGGCGAGCCCACGCAGGGGATTTTCCGTGAGCTGCCCGCTCATCGGCCATGGCCTGGCTCACACGCGAGCGCAGCGCGGCAAAGTCCTGGAACGACACGGCTTCATCTGCCCCGTCGAGCGCCGCATGGATCGATGCCTCCTCCGATCCGAAGGGACGCGCCATCGTCGAGTGATCACGCTTGATACCGGCAACCGTGGACCGCGAGGACACCGGCGCCAGCACCAGGTTCTTCTCGGGATCGACCGCCTCCCAGATGCGACGCTCGATCTCGACTGCATCGGCGCGGCGAGTGTCGAGGCCACGCCGCAGCGTCTCACCAGCTACCTCCGGCCGCATCGGTGTACCGACGCCCTCACCGGCGCGCACGGCGCCCTGGCGCGCCTGATCCACGGTGGCGGCCGTCATGCGATCGACGTCGTCCAGCACCGCGCGCAGCTGGCTTGCAACCGCCTCCGGAGCGCCTTCGCTCTGGATGTTCTCAATCGCGCTGGTGCGCGCCGCATTCTGGTCTGCTCGACGCTGCTGGAAGGGCTCCGGGTTATTCGTTGCCGCCGCCCGCTCCATCGCCAGCAGCCCCATGTCGCCGGTGAGCTGGCCGGTGGTCGGCTGAGCGCCGGGCACGAGGTCGGCGGGCAAGGTTTCAATGTCGTCGACCACCTGACCGGCATTGGTCGCGCCCTCGCGCAATTGGCGGCCGGCAAGGCGCTCCTGGCCCGCGCGAGTGACCGGGGCGATGAAGTCGCCAGCCAGTTCGCTGCCCGCCTTCACCGCTCGCGGCACAGCCGTCACGGCGGTCGCCACCCCCGCGCCACCGAAACCACCGGCGAGCGCGGCAAGGGGCTTCAAAGGCTCTGGCGCCACGTCCATGGCAGACTGAGCGCCCACGCCACCGCCGAACCCCGCAGCCGCATTGGCGGTGGTGCTGCGCACGCTGTCGGCCTTGCCAAAAACCTGACCAAGAATGCTCTCGGCGCGAGCTCCCACTATCCCCGCTTTCGACAGAGCCGCCAGCATCGCCTCGGGCGCGACCGCATAGCCGATGCCTTCACCACCCGCGCGCAGTATCTTCTCGAGGGTGTTGGCCGGCACGACGCGATCAGGATCCATGACCCCGATCTGCTGGAATCGCTGGTTGAACCAGTTCTTGCTGAGGATGCCGTCGTCCGGGATCATGCCTTCGGTAAGGTCTTCGACACCGCGGAGCTTGTTCACGCCGGCGACGCCCCAGTTGATCGCATTGCGCGACGCGTCGACCGGGAAGCCCGCGACGGTATAGAGCGCATCGTTCAGGCCGGCCGAAATGTTCTCGATCGGGCCCGAACGTGTCATCGGCTTCCACGGCGTGCGCAGCTTCTCATTGAGCGCGGCTTCAGCGGCCTCCCCCTCGGGGGTCGGCTCTGCGCTCTGTGCCTGCATGGCGCGATAGGCAGCGGCGAGACGGCGTGCGTCCTCCACATTGCCAGCGGCATCCGCCTTGCGCAGCGCGCTACCGATTTGCTGAAGTGTGGCCATCACTGCTCGTACTTGTTGAGGAGGTCGGTAATGTCGTCGGGCTCGCCGAAGCCCGGGCCACCGCCCTCGGTGAAGTAATCGCCACCGCGGAGGCTCTCGACCTTCTGCCGATTGAAATCGAGCCGACGCTGGGCGGCAGCCTTTGCCCGCTTGAAAATCGCTTCGCGCACCGGCGCTGGCTGATCAACAGAGCCCTGGACCTCCAACAGGATTTTGCGCTCACCCTCGGTGGGCGCCGCGCCAAAGGTAGCCTTGAGGCTTTCCAGCGCCTGCGCCGTAACGATGTTCTTGAGCTCCTGGGTGTTGACGTCGGTGGTATCGCCGCCGACGATCGGCACCCAGTCAGGGATGTTCGCTCCCACCGAGGACAGGAAGTCGGCGCCGTACCCGCTCTTGGAAACCTTGTTGAGCTGCAGCGCGCGATCGAGCGACCGAAGCACGTTTTGTCCGGCGTCGATGCTCTCGTCCGTCTCGAGGATTTCCTTCTGCACCGTCGAATTCGGCGGCGGGTTCATCTTCCTGCGGTTGAGCGGATTGTTGGGATCGGCAGGTCCGCCAGGCGTCGGCATCAAGCCGGTACCATCAGGGGTAGGCTGGTAGCCGCTGGGGGCGGATGCACTGCCGCGCTCCGGTAGCTTCCCGGTGAGAATATAGGTCTTCGCTTCCTCGCCCTGCAGGCCATGCGCCTGCGCGAGCTGCGCGCGTCCGCCGACAGATGCCGTCGGATCGGCGGCTGGCTTGGGCGCGAAGATGTCCCAGTAGACCTCGGCGGGATTGGCATCGCCCGCCCGCACCATGTCGACAAGGATCGGCGCAGCGCCATGCTCGGCGAACATGTCGGCGTACTTGGCGCGGTTCGCGGCCTGCTCGGCGATCTGGCGCTTGCGCTCCTCGTCCTCGGCCTTGATGCGGGCGGCGTTGTCCCGCTGGGGCTGCTGGGCTGCCTGCTGGCGCGTGGCGACGCCGAATGCAGAGCCGATCGTCGGCGCATTGGCGAGACCGACACCCAGATCCTCGAGGGACTGGCCGGCGTGCCGCCACCAATCGAATTTGGGGTTCGTGGCAATCACCGTACCGCACCTCCGCCGATCGCCCTACCGGCATTGCCCGCGATGTAACCGGCGATCTGCTGCCACCATGGCGCTTCGTTCGAAGCGTCGACGGGGCCATTGCCGCCGAAGATTGCGGCGATCTCCGCCAGGCGATCGAGCTCGGCGCCCTTCCTGCGGTCATAGAGATCGGCTCGACCGAGCAGCGCGCCCTGCGCATCCGCATCCTGCCCAGCACCGACGGCCGCCAGGGCGTCGATGGCGGCGTTCCTGTTGTTGATGCCTGCCTGTCCAGCGTCGAACTGCGCGCCGGCCGCGCCCTGCTGCCCAGAGAGAGCGCCCATCCGGTTGCCGACTTCGGTCTGACCCATCGTGAAGAGGTTGCTCAGCACGCCCGCGCGCGAGTCTGCCGAGCGATAGCGGTTGTTCACGTCGTTCTGCATGTTGGTGTAGTCGAGGCCGGCCAGCGCATCCGCCACGCCCTCAGAAGCGCTTTCCGACATGATGTCGGAACCCCAGCGACCATTGGACGCGAACAGGCTGGCAACGTCGGTGAGGGTGTCATCACGAATGTTCCCCCGGAGCCGCTTGTAGGCGTCGCTGTTCGGATCGTAGGCGGTCGACAGGTCGGCATAGGTGTCTTCGAGGCCACCGTAGTCGCCCATCGCCGCGCGCTGCTCCGGCGTCAGGCCGGCGCGCGCGATATCCCCATACCCTCGGGACACGTCCCCGAAGGTGGACATGGCGCTTGTCATCGGCGCGGTGTATCCGCCCGACGCGATGAGCTCGTTGGCGTTGCCCGTGGCGGTGCTCCAGGCGTTACGGGTGGCGTCGCCAGCGCCCGCGAAAAGGCTCTCGCCAAACACCGGCGCAGGTCTCTTCAACTCACCGCCGAGCTTGTCGATGAACCTGTCGCCGAACTTCTTGGTCTTGCTGTCGCCCATCAGGTGAGCCTCTTTCGGAATCTGTTCGGATTGTCGGGGTCGGGGCGCTCCCAGTCCGGGAACACTCGCGACCAGTTTCGGCCACCGCCCCACACCTCAGTGCAGCCGGCGTCACGAGCAAGCGTCTCGATATCGGCGACAACTGCCCGGCAGGATCGGATGAATTCACGCGGACCGCCACTTACCGCCCCGCCCGTGTAGTTGATGAAGCACGAGCCCTCGCGGGTGGTGGTCACCCCTACGCCGAGCGCGCTGCCCACGCCTATCCAGAAAGCCTCGGAGTGCCCGGTCACCAGCCAGTCGAAGACCTCGGCTGGAGTGGCGTTCTTGTCGAACTCGATGGCGGGCTCGATCAGGCTCAGGATACGCGGCCACTCCTGAGGAATGCGCTCGCGCGGGATGGGAACGAAGATCACCCTTGTCCCGGCTCGACGATGACGGCCGTGACGTGAATCTGGTTGCCGGCGCCAGCCTGGGCGGTCAGCTTCCAGCCCGGCTCGAGGGGGATATCCTCCCAGACGAGCACCTGTCTCGCCGTCATCGGCTTGGCGCTCATCAACAGCGTGGTGTTGGTGCCGTCATAGATGCCGAGGGTGAAAGCTGGCTGCGCCCCAGCTACTTCCACGGCATAGACCTTTTTGACGAGGCAGCGGTTCGTTTCCGCGACGATATCGGTGACACCTGTGCCCGTCAGTCGCATCGGCCGGATGCCGGCTGTGCCTCCCTCAAAGTTCACGCTCATGATCGAACGATCCCCTCAACGCCCACATCCTTGGTCCATGAGGCACCTGCGGCATGAATGAGGCGGATGCGATCGTAGCGCCCGCGTCCGCGCAGCTGGGCCAGCCCCTTGGCATTAATCCCAACAGCCGGGTCACTCCATGTGAACTGATCGGCCATGCGCTCCTTGACCCCCAGTCTCACTGTCACCGCGCCGTCGTCCGTGATCGGTTCGCACCACGACACAAGATTGCTGCGGCCATCGCCTTGGGTCGGCGTCTCAAGGGTTGCAGCCGCGTTCGGGCCTTCAAAAAAGGCCACCCTGTAGGCGGCGTCGAGACCGGCGAGACGGTAGTTGCCACCCTGGAAGAAGGCAGAGCCGATCGGGAACTGTGACCAGTTGTTTAGCGGCCCCAGCGCGGCCAAGGTGTCCAGCGTCTGCGCGGGCGTGCCCATCCGGAAGAAAGCCGAGGAGGGCTCGATCCCGGGGACGAATTCATCCGCCACCCAATTGTAGTCGAGGTACGAATTGAACACCGTCGCGCTCGAGCCATCTCCCGCGGCAGGATAGCGCCAACGGATAATCGTGTTCTTGGGATCGACGGAGGCCGAGACCTTCTTTAGGTCCGTGCATCGCTTCAGAAACCACTCGTTGACCTTGCCCGCGCCGATGTTGATCGGAGCGCCGCCGGCGGTCTTCCAGAAGCCGTCGGTGTGCAGGCAATAGAAGATGCCGTTGTAGATAGCCTGAGCGCGCGGGTGTACGCAGCCCACGTCCTCAGCGATCTTGTCGAGACGGAATAGCGCGCCGCCACCGGCATTTCCGAAGGTCATCCGGCGCAACGCTCGGTCCTGAGCAATGATGGCGATGCCGCCGCCGAGATCCCCGCCGCCGGTGAAGGCGCCGCCGTCGTTCAGGTCCTGCTTTGATGCGCCCTTTGTCGACCAGTTCGTATGATCGCCAAATGCCGAGACCAGAAGGCGACTTGGCAACGCCGAGCCATTGCCCAGCGCAACCACCTGGTTGTTGGCGTTGAACAGATATCGGGCCGCCGGCGCGCCCGCGACTGCTCCAAGTCCAGCCGGGCTGTCCATGTTGTAGCCCTTCATGCCGCTCGACGTGTTCGAGATCAGCAGGAAGACACCAAAGGCAGTGAACGCCTGATCTTCATCGCTGGGCAGGTTCAGCGTTCCGCCCAGTGAGGTGAAATCCCAGTCCGCATCGATCTTGTATAGACTGCTTGCGGTCGCTGCGAAGCCGAGGAATGTCCCATCGGGCAGGAAGGTACCGAACGCGCCCCGGGGCGCTGCCGGAAGCGCTACGGCGCCCGGCGCGGCCTGCAAAGACGGACGCGGCCCATACCCGCCGACCGTGATGAACACGTCGCTCACCTCGCCCGACAGCAGCTCGCCGGCATCAGGGCGGAACGGAGGGAAGGCGGGCATGGCTACTGCGCCCTCACCGGCAGCGTCATGCCCTGCCGGCCGTATTGCGCTACGGTGTTCTGAAGCCCCAGCTCGTCGAGCTTGGCGAGCCCGGAGACTTCGAGCCCGGCCGCAGTCGAGTATTCCTGTTCGAAAGCGCGCTGCTGGGCTTGGCAGAGCAGCAGATAGACATCGGGCGCGAGATCGGTGAGCCAATTGGTCGTCGTCGTGCCGTTGAGCGGTGGCAGCTTGCCCATATAGACCACGTCGAAGGTCTGGCTGGCGCCGTCGGCAACGGTCAGGAATGACCCGCTGATCGAGTAGCGATAGGGCACCGTGCCCAGATAGACCGAGCGCATGGCGATGAAGTCGACGGGCAGCGCGATCATGCCGTCCGCGTCGACCGTGAAGGCCGCGGTGATCTCGCGCTGATAGCCGATGAGGCGGCGCCGAATCTGCGCTTCGGCATTGGCAATGAATTCGTTGAGCTGCGGATCACCATAGGTGCGCACGCTCCACGACTGGATCGAGGCCTTGAGAGACGAGTAGTCCATCGGTTACGCCTCCTCGTCCATCATGCGGCACATGCGATATGTGCACTGCGTCATGCCCGCGATGAGGATGTTGCGGTTCTCGCTCTTGGAGAACGCTGTCATCTGGCGCTCGCCGATGCGGACGCCAGCGAGGGCGACACCCTGCAGCTCGCCGGACTTCGCCATGGCAAGCCACTCCTCAAGAAGACGCACCGCATCCGCTTGGACTTCCTGCTTCCAGCTTTCGGTCTGGGTGATAACGCGCAGCGGCTGCTCGGCCATCAGAACGTGCCCTCGCGCGTGCGCCAGGCGGCGTTGTCGCCATCGTTGATGAAGCGAGAAATGTACTTGTCGTCGTGTTCGACGTTCGCCTTTGCGAGGCCCGCGCTGTGGTAGAGCTGCAGCGGCACCGCGGCGATGTGGACGTAATCGCCGAAGCGGTGCGGATGGTCGCCGTTGATGGCCGTCTTGTTGGCCTCAACGATGTGGTCGACAGGCACGTCGACGCGGAAGGTGATCTTGCCGTCGATCCACTGCGACCAGATTTGCCGGCCGGTTTCCTGGTCGTAGGCGAACAGCTTCCAGGGGCCGTCGTAGATGTCAGCAGCCATCGCAATCTCCATAGAAGGAACCCCGCGCAGCGGACCGCGCGGGTTGATGATGAGGCTCGACGGCGACTCAGAAGCCGGGGGTTTCGATCACGTCGTTGGCGAGCAGTTCGCGCGCCTTCGTGCGTGCCACCGTGATGGTGCTGCCCTTGGCGACGCGATCGTCGGGGCCACGCCAGTAGTCGCGCTTCAGCGTGACCTCGACGCCATCGACGATCTTGTCCTGCCTGGTGGCGGGATCGAAGTTCGCGTCGCCCATGTCGGGCCCCGGCACAGCGCCCTTCACCTGAAGGTCCGCACGGCCCTCGCGAGCCATCTGGATTTCGGCGCGCAGGCGGGTCTCGTCCCAGTCGGGGTCGACTTCCACGTGGAGCTCGATCGCCTTGGCCTGGAGCAGGGTCTTCTCGTCCAGCACGACGCCGGACTTGACGGCCTTGGGCGTGGGCTCGGTCGTCATCTGCGTGCCGTCGTCAGCGACCGGGGCACCTGCCGCGGCGGCGGGGGATGGACCGCCGACATCGGCACCAGTATGGCCGGCGTCGCCGCCGTCCTTCTTGGCGTCCCTGGCTTCCTTGATCTTGGCCTTCAGCGTCGCTTCGGACCAGCGGTTGTCGACCTCGATGCCGAGGGCTTCAGCCTGTTCTTTGAGATTGGCCATGGTGGCGTTCCTTTCTTAGCTGACGGCCGCAGAGAACGGCGTCGCTTCGGTACCGGTTGCCGAGCCGATCAGCTGGACGAGCCAGAGATCGGCGCCGACATCCTTGATCACGATGCGATCGCCATTGATGCCACCCTTGGTGGAGCCGTTGAGCGTGATCGTGTCCGAGGTCGCCGCGGTCTCGAACAGGACGGCGGTGTCAGCCGCGTCCTGCCCCAGCACCGCGACGCCGGTCATCACGTCGGCGGCATTAGCCACCTGCACGATGACGTTGTTCGAGGTGACGGTGGTGCCGATGACGATCTCGTAAGACCGACCCGAACCAGAAGCGTCTGGCAGGGTGAGCGAGAGACCGGCAGCGGCATTGACGACAACGACCGCGCCAACCTGGCGATCGTCCAGAGTGGTCGATGCCGTGACAGCGATGGGCTGAAACGACATCTGCGCGGCGGCCGGCGACAGCAGCGCGAAGAGCACGAGAATGGCCGCGCCGGCGACCTTCAGGATGGAGTTCATTGGATGGTCCTTTTCCTTACGAGGCCGCGGTGAGGCCGAAGATGTCGGCGATGAGGCCGAGAGCAGCTTCGTTCTTCACCGAGAGGGTGCCTTCGCCGATGATCACGCCGGCTTCCGCGTCGGCGTTGACATGAACGTCGGGGTCTTCCTGGATCGGGCGCAGCCAGAGCCACTCGACCTTGTCGTAGTCCATGAAGAAGGCGCGGCGAGCGACAGCAGCCGAGGTCGCCATGACGCGGTTCGGAGTGACCGTGACCTTGCCATAGGGGCCTTCGTAGATGTCGGCCGTGCCCACGATGGTGTTCTTGCCCTTGCCGTCGACCGACGAGCGGAACGCCGCGACGTTGGTGTCGGACATGAAGGTGACGAACACCGACTTGTTGTACGGGCTCAGCTGCACGTCGTTGACGCGGCCGCCCGAGTTGAACACCTGCTGCATGACCGCATCGAACTGCGCCTTGGTCATCGCACGCAGGGTGCCCGTGGTTTCCGCCACAGTCAGACCCGTGCCCGAGTTATAGCCGCCGTTCGCACCGCCTGCGCCGCGCGAGACGTTGGTTTCGATCCACGACGGCAGGCCACCCGACACACGGGTATTGCCGGCCACCGATGCAGTGTTCGCCACGATGGCGAGCTCCACGTCCTTGCGGATCGCAATGCCGGCCTTCAGCTTGGCTTCGGTCTGCTTCTCGACCTTGCCCACGTTGTCGACGGCTTCCTGGGTGCCCGAGATGATCCACGACTCGCGGAGAATCTGGGTGTGGTTGCCGACCTTCTCGGGCGGAGTGATGCCGTTGAAGTTGTAGCTATCGCCTTCGAGCTGCGCATTCGCCGCGGGCGCGCGGATCACATCGACTTCCCACTTGGGGTTGGTCGACGTGGCCTTGCCTGTGCCCATGGCGGTGTACATCGGCGTATCTTCCGGGGTGATCCGATCGACCACATCCGAAATCTCTTCCCTGTTGCCGACCGCCGAGGTCGACTGGAAGGTGTTGGTGATAACAGCCATCGCTGCTTATCCTTTCTGTCGTGCGAGGAGGGCCTGCACTCCATCGCGGAGCGAGCCCGTTTCGTTGAGGCGTTCCATCGCAGCATTGGCCTGGCGGTGCTTCGTCGCCTTGGGGTTGAGACGCTTGCCGCCCTTGAGTACGGGCGGGCGCTCAGGGCCCTTGGGCGCCGGCTTGGCGGCCTTCTGACGTTCCTGCAGCTTCCGCCATGCGATCGCGTCCTTGAAGACGAGAAGCTGACGGTGATCGTGGTGGATCGTGCTCATGTCCTCGTCGGTGTAGCCGTAGGCGGCACCGTACTTGACCGTGTCCTTGCCGAACGCCTCGAGGCGCTTGGGGTCGGACAGCTCGGGCAACTTCTCGAGGGCCGTGGTCCACTCCTTGGCGAGCCGCGCCTTCACTTCCTTCTGAGTTTCGGCTTGGCGAGACTGGTTGTCGCGCTGCGTCTGCTCTTTCAGGTATTGAAGGTGTTCGGCCCACTGCTCGGCCTGCGCGCGCTGCTCGAGATACCCTTGCGGGTCATCGGCGAGCACGTCGGGGCCAGGCATTTTCGGGACGATCGATTCGATCAGTTTCGAGACATAGTCCCGCTGATCGGCGAGCTGCTGTCGTAGCTGCTTCGTCGTAGCAGACTCCGCCTCAGCAGTGCGCTTGAGGTCGGCAGCTTCCTGCCACTTCTTAGTCGCATCGGCATTCCGGAGATTGCCTGCTTTGAGTTCGGCGACAGTGGCAAATTCGACGGTGCCGTCGGGGTTCTGAATGCGAACCTTCGCATCATCGCCCGCGAAACGACCCTGGCCAATCTCGGCCTCCGTCTCGTCGTCCTGTTCGCCTTCCTCGGCTTGATCTTCGGTGCCGGTTTCGCCTTCTTCGTCCTCGACTTCCTCTTCGGCAGTCAGGTCTTCGTCGGCATGGTCCTCCTGCGCCTCGTCCGCTTCCGCTTGGTCGGTGTCGACGTCATCGGCGGGCTTGGTGGCAGTGAGGGCTTTGACGGCCTCGCTCATCGTGAGCGGGGCGTCGGCAGTCGTCGTGCTGGAATTGTCTTCCAGTTCGTCCATAGGTCACCTTTGGGATGTGCCAGTCCGGCCGTCGGCTTGCCCAGTGCGGGGCCGGCGGGGTCGGTTGCTGACTTGGGGTTATCCGGTCAGGCGACCGGTGGGCCCTTGCGCGGCGTGCCGCGAAGGATTTGCGCCGCGATCTCGCCGCAGAGGGCGTCGATAGCGCGGACGTAGGCCTGGAGGTTCATCACCGCCGATGGATCGGACGGATCCACGGTGTTGAAGCGCTCCATGGCGTCGGCGCGGATCGCCTTGACGGCGTCCGCAAATGGTCGATCGGTGCGCAGGCGTTCGGTCTCGATGGCGAGGTTCTGCTGATCTTTCGTCGGCTCGCTCATCCCGGCATGCCTCCCATTTGGACGTTCGGCGCATCAGGTGTGCTGCCGGCCAGCGCCTCAAGCTTCAGCTCGGTGACGATCTGGTCGCGCTTCAGGCCGAGCTCGCGATCGATCTGGTGGCGCTTGTTGTCGTACTCGCGGTTGATGCGAGCCAGCTGCTGGTCGTTGGCGTAGGTCGCAGCCTGAGCGTTCTGACGCGCGGTCTCGACGAGCTGCGCCATGCGGTATTCGTGATCGCGTTGCGCCTGCGCGTCCTTGGCCTGGGTGTCGAATTTCGACTTCTCGACCTCGGCCGCGATCTTGGGATCGGGCGCGTTGGCGCGCTCGGCAGCCATCTCCTTGAGCCTCTCGACCTTCCCCTCGGTTTCGAAGTCCGGGTAGTAGGACGCCGGATCGCGGAGCCCTGCGGCCTCGCCCATCTTCGTCAGGGTCCCTATCAGCTTGGGCAGCATGTCGATCGCATCGTCGACGGCGCCAGCCGCCATGAAGCGGTCGATCAGCATCATCTGCGACTGAAGGACCTGGCCGAGACGGACCAGGTCGCGATCGCGCGAACCGGTGCCCTGGCCGACGTTCACCGTCACATCCATGTCCGCGTTCCAGTGCCGCGGATCGATGGTCATCGCCTTCTTGCCCGCGAGGATATCGCGCGGCGTGTTCTGGTGCCGGATTTCGAGTTTCAGGAGCGCGCGGAAGATCGGCTTCCAGCCGAGCTCGGCCATATCACGCACGATCTGTTCGACCTGCGTGTAAGAGGCGTCCTTGTTGTTGTTCGACGCCGTCGCGGACTGGTTCACCAGCGCCTCGGCATCGAGGGCCATGCTCTGCCGGCTCACGCCTGTGCGGCGCGCGACGATCTCATCGGCATAGTTCAGCGCCTGGAATGCCGGGCCGGCGACGAACGGCACCGCGAGATTGGTGACCGTAGTGCCGGTCTCGCCAAACACCGCACCCCCGAAGGTCGGGGAGAACAGCTCGTCGGGGTTGAGAACCTTCCCGACCACGAAGCGCTGCGGGTTGTTCGAGGCATAGAGATTGTCGAGGGACTGGCGCCACAGCACCGACTTCACCCGCATCATGTCCATTGTCTCGTCGGCGAGCGAGCGACCCGTCGGCTGATGCGGCAGAGGCTCGCATGGCACATCGAAGAACGGCCCTTCGTCCTCCCAAACCTCCCAGTCGAGAAGCTCGCCGCCCGACTTGTCGCCGGCGTACCAGGTGCGGATCGTCTCGGCGATTCCATCGTCGTCGACATCGGCCTGCAGGTAGCCCTCGACAACCTCGATGGTTTCCATCGACTTGTCGGCAACATCTCGCGGCGGTGAATAGCCCTTGTTCCGGGCCTTCTGCTCCGGGCTGCCATCACCGGCCGAACCGAGATTCTCCACTACGTCCCGATCGAAGCCCATCTCGATGAGCTCGGAGCGGGTCTTGTAGCTGCGATGACCCTCGAAGCGGGGGCGCTCAGTGCCCGGCGGATCGTCGCTGCGCAGATAGTCCTCGGTCGGGATGCATTCGATGCGGCGACGGCCTTTCGACTTCAGCCGCTTCACTTTCACGTCGTGCTCATTGAGCGTGACGATGACGGGCTTGCCGGCTTCGTCCTGCCCGATGTTCACCTCGAGCGGCGTCGTCGTCTGATGCGTGATCTCGACGGTCGGATCGGCCTCCAGCATCTCGACTTCTTCGTCGCTGAGACCGCTGTGGAAGCTGGTCGCATATTCCGGCGTATCGTCGTGCCAGACTTTGATGATGCCCTTCTTGAGCACCAGCGCGTTCCAGGTGGCGTCGCGCAGGATGCGGTAGCCCTGATTGTCCTTGTAGAAGACATGGTTCAGGCCGGCGGTGGCTTCGCGGGCCATGCCATCGTCCTCCTCGCCGACGGGGTCGACGATGACGATCTGGTCGGTCGCTGTGAGCACGCGGATGACCTGCGGCAATACCCAGCCCACGACGTCGGCCAGGTCGCGCGACGTTACGGACGAGCGGCCGACCTCGGCGGGCAAGTCCTCGCTGATGTCGCCGTTGTAGTAGTCGATCGCCTTGCGGCGGGCCTTGGCTTCCTCGGCGTCGTCATTGGCGCGCGCCGCGGTGATCTCGCGGACCAGCAGGCCCTTGATCTCGACTTCGCCCATGCCCTTCTTGTCGTCGTCGACGTCTTCCTCGGCCATCAGGCGGACCCGCACAGTTCTTTGACAACGGTTGCCGGGATGAGCTTGCGGTGCCCGACGTGGTGCACGGCCTCTCGCGGAAGGTCCTGATAGGCGAGGCGACCGAAGCGGCGGATGAACTCGCGCGGGCCGTAAGCGTCGAGATGCCCGCTGCGATGCTTCAGGTGCACGCCGCGCGGCAGCTCGCCTTCGGGCTTGCCGTTCGGGTTCAGCCGGCGGATGCGCGCCTGGACGGCGGGGCCGTGGTTGGTGCGCGCCAGATATTCATCGATCGGCCAGATGAAGTAGCGGCCATCGAAACCGAGGCTCGTGAACGAGCGTCCGCTGTGCCGGATCGTGAAGGGATGCAACGCCATCAAGCTGAGGCCTTCCCCAGCAGGAGAATGACCCCGCCAGTGCCGCCGACTCGTTCAACGGCAATGATGTCCTTAAAGTCGGGTGACAGCACACCAGCAGCCGCGTTCATGTCCGGCGCGATGACGTAGGTCTCGGCGACAAGATTGACGCTGTCTTCCGGGCGCCAGCGCACGCGCCAGAGCGTCCCGGTTTCCAGCGTGAGCGAATCCTTGAACTTCATGCGAGGCTCCTGGCCATGTTCTTGGCGCGGGTGTTTACAATAGCGACCGGATCGGCCACCGGCTCGGCGAATGTCAGTGCGACGGCATCCCACTCGTCGGGCGAGCGCAGCTTCCGCACTTCCATCATGTGCTCCTTGCTTTCGAGCACGAGGTAGCTGTTCGTGTTGTAGTGATACCCAGGGCCGCACGCGTCGGCCTGCAATCCGTCATCATCCGGGATATCGGCGCCGCCGGGCTCCTCGAGCCAGTCTCGCGACCTCGACCACATCTCGGCGCGTCGGTTGTACGGGCCCGGCCGCACCTCGCCGCTGGGCAGGAAGATGTCGGCCTGCTGTGGCGAACCACCGAAGTCGATGGGTACCACGACGGCCTTAGGGTCGTTCGGCTTCATCGGGTCGAAGCCGTAGCCCCAGGCATTCAAGAAGTCGTACACGCTGGCGCCGACTCCGCCGACGTCGATGAAGACGCGCGCCGGCTTGTCGCGATCGATGATCTGCTTGACCCAGTTCGCTCCGGCTAGGCCGTCCATCTTCTCGGTCTTGCTCTCGACCTTGATCACCTTGCGGCCGCGCCGCCATGCGATCGAGAACCGGTCCTTGCCGAACCTCTTGGGATCCACGCCAAGGATCAGCGGGCCGACCGCCGCGCAGGTGCGCTTGCGGGCCGCAACTACGGTCTCGGGCTTGATGAACGCATCGTGCCCGGTGAATTGGAACGCCTCGGCCGCTGTGGCGGGATATTCCTGCTTGAACAGCACCTTGCCGTCCGAACCGAGCTCGATGATCTTGGCGCGGCGCCAGGCCATCTGCTCGAGGTCGAGGCCGTAGGCTTCCCGGTACTTCGTCTCGTCCTCGTCGAGCGTGAAGTTAGGCGGTACCGGCTTGCGGTATTCCTTCAACCAGAACCACGGGACGAAGATCGCGATGTAGTCGCCCTTGCCGGTCTCGGCTTCCTGCCAGCGGGCGTGAAACTCGTTGCCGACGCCGTTGGCCGTCGATTCCAGGATGATCTCGGTGCCGTCCATGTCGGGGACGGTCTGCACGACGCCGGCGAAGTGATCCTTGGCGTTGGGCCAGAAGGCGACCTCGGAGCCATGGAACAGCTGGAACGTATTTGAGCGGCCGACAGCCTTCGTGCCTGCGGTACCGATCGCGTAGCCGCTGTCGAGGCGGTCGAAGACCAGCTCCTTGGCATTCGCGGCGCCAGTCGATGGCTTCACCAAGAGCGGGCAATGCTCGTGGAAGCGCTCAACCATGCTGAACAGATTGTCGGTGGCGGCCTGCTCGTGCGTGAGGATGTAGCAACTCACGCCGCGGCTGTGCGTCGTGCGGTGATAGTACCGGCCGCCGACATAGGTGCTGATGCCTTCCTGCCGCCCTTTGAGGATGAGCGCTCGCACCCTGCCGGTGATGCGCTTCTGCTCCTCGAGCCGCTCGTGCACATACTGTTGCGGCTCATTGAGCTCGAACGGTCGCAAACCCGCCTTCGGGTCCTTCGTCCTGATCTTCAGGCACTTGCGCGCGTAGTGAGGATAGTCGTCGCGCAGCCGGCGCCGGACGCTACGCTCCCGAGGGCTGAGGCTCGTCATCGAGCTCATCGAGGGCGTCTTCGTGGTTGAACGTGTATTCGACCGACTGCTTGTCGCGCCAATTCTGGCCGCGGCGGTTGGTCAACCAGAGCTTCGCAGCACCGGGATCGCCGGGGATGTAGCTCTTGTACTTGATGACCTCGAACTTGCCTTCCTGCTTGACGACGCGCTCGAGCTCGACAGTCTCGCCGGTGGCGCGTTTGTACAGGCTGTCGGCAACCTCGGCGTCGGCAACAACCTTGCCCTCCATGAGCGACATGCGAAAAGCGGGAAACTCATCCTTCCAGCGGTTGAAGGTGGTCTCGTCGACGCCGAAGAACGCCGACATCTCTGCATCGGTCAGACCGAGGAGCGCGAGCTTGCGCGCCTGGTCATTCATCGCCGCGTCGTAGAGGGACGGGCGGCCCGGACCTGGCAGGTTATGCCCGGGCTGGAAGCGGCCGGCGGTGTCTCGATTGTTGGGCGGCTGATCGGCTTCGCCCTTCTTGGCGCGTGCCATGCTGATCCTCTCGCGACTGCCGTAGCTTGGTCGCTGCTGGGGGATGGACAAAAGTAAGTGGCGGGTCGGGGACCATTGGCGGCTCAAATGCCGGGGAAGGTCGGCCCCGGGCTGGCACACCGCTTTGACGCTGATCCGAATCCGACATCAGTCGTGGGCAGATCAGCGCATGGTCTCCTATGATTGACGCCTACCCCCGCCGTCGGCTTGAGATGCGTGCCAGCGCTTAGGAATGCTTCGACGCGCGGAGTACAACGCGCCGCTGTGGGAGGTGCACGCGGCCATCACGGTCGATGAGCCAGGGGCTGCGCGCATGCACGGCGCCGGAGCTTCCCTCGGCCAGCTTCTTGCCGACCGCCTTGAGCCATTCTCGGAACTTGCGGAGGCTCATGCGCGCAAGGAGCGAGCGGCAGTCTCGCCATAGGTGCTGTCGACTCCGGCAACGCCCTTGCCCGGGGCCTCGCCGGTTTCGGCGAACGATTCCATGTACGCGACTTCCTCGCGCAGTTCGCTGATCGCGCTGCCGTTGCCGCTGATCGCCAGCGTGAGGCGCGCGAGCGTCGGAAGCACTTCGACGGGACCCGAGCGGTCTTGGGCCGCGGTCGATCCGACTGTCTGCGGCATGCTTTCGAAGGCGCTGCTGCCGGTCAGCCGCCTGTTGGCTTCGCGGATACGCCGGGTGAGGCCATGCACCAGGCTGGTCTGTTCGTTCACGTCGTCGATCATGCCGGTGAGGCTACGGATCGGTCCCATTGGGTCTCTCTCGGTTTGGTTGACAGGGTGCGCCCGAGCGCTCGGACGACTTCGCGGACATCACGGGAAATTCCCGTGAGCAGCGCCGCGCACGCTGAGGTTGCGGGATTTTCCCGTAACCTCGACCTGAATTGAGAGGCTGGTCATGTACTGGATCAGGCCCGGCCGCCGGCAGCACGCATGCAGCGAGCGGCGGACATACCCGGGATTCGAGGGATCACTACCTCAGACCGGCCTTATTCCCTCGTGTCGATTGCCACGCCGAAGCGCCGCCTCTCAAAACCGGAAAAGAAATGGCGCCGGAGGAGGTCAACTCCCGGCGCCGTCATGAGCCACGTTCTGCAGCTTGCTCCCATCTAGTCGAAACTGGCCTGCGTCGCAATCAAATTCGAGCTTTTCCCATTTTCGGCGAAGAAATGAAGCGGCTGATGCCCTCCGGGTCCTCCGCGAAAACGGTCGGGCGATCCGCTCGGGCAACATTCACTCGGCCTCGCCGGCTTCGCGGCAAACAGCCGAACGCTCCGGCCAAGACAGTGGCGCCATTGCGGGCGGCATCAGCGACGATCTTGCGGGCAGCACCACTCTGCCCGTAGCCGAGACCCTGAGCCACTTCGCGCACGCTCTGGCCCGCCAGCACCATGCGATCGATGACGGCGAGACGAAGCGTTCCGTGCCCCAGCGCCTCGCGGGCGCCATGCCATTCCGCTCGAGCACCCGCGCCGAGATCGGCTACAATGTTCTCGCCGATCGACACGTCGACCTTCACGGCGGAATAGTCGATCGCCTTTGCGCCGCCGAGCTCGGCGTGCTCGGCCACCTGCTTGTATTGGGCCGCTCCTCGCTTTTGCGCTTCGGTTAGACCCTTGAGCTGCGCCAGCCCACCGATGAGGCCAGTGAGGTTCGCCATGGCGCCGCGGTAGCCTTGGGCGTTGAGCACGTCCTGCGGATCATGGCCAACTTCCGCCGCCTCATCCATTCGATGTAGGAGGAGCTCGCGCGCCATGTGCGGTTCGGGGATGACGATCTCGGCCAGGACCTGTTGGCGCTGTTCGACGTGCGGAATTTCCCCACGTTTCGGCACTTGCGACTTGGCGAGTGCCAACGCGAGCGCGGATGTCTTCGCCGTGCCCCGATAGCTGATCTCGCCTGACTTCCGGCGCCGATGCTTGGTGATCGCCCCTTCCGCCAGCAGCTCCTGCAGTTGGGCCGATCGCGCGTCGTAGTCCTCCGGCTTCCCTCGCCATACGGCGCGGCGACCACCGGCAAAATGCTCTAGCGCCAGCGTCTTCGCCGCCACGCTGATTTTGCGGTGCCGTCCGTAGCAGGCGACGCCGTGCTGTTCCTCGAGATAGCGCAGGACCGGGCCGACCTCGGTCTCAGTGATCGAGAATTCGCCGCCGCCGCGATACTTCCCACGCCAGTGCCGCTCGAATACTCGTCGGACCTTCCTGGCATTGTCCCGGCTGTTGAGCACGACGAGGGCGACGATCGCGCCGTCCGCTTTCCGCGATGACCGGCCCATTCGCCTGAGCATGTCGTCGACCTTGCCCGTGGTGGCGAGCTTCAGCCCGTCGCCGTGACGGGTGAGGTAAAGGCTAATGGACGGCAAGAAAGACCCCATTGGTTCGAAACCATTGAGGCCGTGGGCGGGCGGTGTGGGATGCACCCGTGATGCGCCTATTCGACGAATCCGGCAAGTCCTCGCGCGCGCTTACGCACGCGTGTGTGGCGCGCGGCGCGCGAGATCATCGCTCGAACTTGCCGTCGATCGCCAACCAGAGCCAGGCGATACCGCCGATCTGCAGCGCAACTTCGAACCATGCCTTCGGCATGTTGCCCAGCATCATCTGGTACTCAAATCCGGCGGCGCCGGAGATCATCATGTGCAGCGCGAAGGCCGCCTGAAATCCGAAACTCATGCCGCCTTCCTCCGCTTGCGCGCCCTGCGGAACCAGGTGCTAGCCATCGCCTTCCACGCCGGTACGCGGTGCGTCTGGGCAAAGGCCTTCGCGTCGGCTTCGAGAGTGAGCCGGCAGGCGTCTACTGCGACCCAGAGCATTTCCGGGTCCAGATCCTCGAACTCGTTATCCGTCAGCAGCGCCTCGGCGGCGCGCAGGTGCTGCGATGTAATCGGGGCGAGCTTGCCCTTCACAAGCTGCTCGATGATGCCGATCGTGCGACGGTCTCCCCACTTCTTGATCAGGGCGTCGATGATGCCGACCGCGATGGTGTCGCTGGCTGAATACTCGCCTTTGCTGGCCGGGTACCGACACACTGCTGCCCCCGCGCGCTTCGCGATGTCGACGACGCGGCCAGCATCGTGATCACCCGCTGCGATCTGGGCCCAGAACAGTTGCAGCGCGGTGACATTGCGGCGGTCTTTGTTGATCCCGACGAATACCTCGGCCTCGGCGGCCGTGCCCTCGGCCTCGACAATCACCGCCGGCACCACCGTCACTTTCGGGTGGCGGAGCGCGGCTGCCAAGCGGTGCTGGCCGTCAGGCGTGTTGAAGCGACCGCCCTCGGCGCGCGTCAGCACCAGCGCTCCGAAGCTGCGCCAGTCGAACCACTCGACCATGCGCTGCACGCGGGCTTCGTCGAGCTCACGCTGATATGTCGGGTCCACGTCGATCAGGTGCTTGTCCACCCAGTCGAGCACCGGCACTTCGCCGGGATCCCGGAACATCGTGTCGTCGGTCATTTGCCCTTCCTCCGTTTGTCGGCCTTGTTGAGAGCGGCGACGGCCGCTTTCGCGGCGCCCCACCCGCCCCGGCCCCGCGGCGAGATCACATCCGCGCGTGCCGCGCCGTATGCGACGGCCGGTTTGCCGACGGTCACCCAGACGCCGTACTTCTCGTCGAAATATCGATCGGTCATGTCGTCTCCCTCATTTGCTGTTGCAGGACGTCGTTCCAGTCGGTGCCCAGCGCAGGCGGAACCGCTACCTGCACGCGAAGCTTCTTCTGGACCTCAAGCCGGTTGGCGAGCGTGTAGGCCGCCGCCTGGCCGGTGTAGTTTTCGTCGGCGTCGCCGAAGACGACGATCTCCTTGAAGCCCTCCGGCGGCTCCCATGCCGACAGTCGGTTCGCGGTCAGGGCCGCCCAGACCGGAAAGCCGTACATGGCAATGGCGCTCAGCGCCGTCTCGACACCCTCGGCAATGCCGATGGCGGTGTCAGTGGGCTGGGGCCGTACCAGGCGGACAGCGCCGCCGGCCGGGAGCGGCCCCGTGTTCCAGCGGTCGTTCTCCACTTCGGGATGCTTCTCGCCGTCGGGCGTCAGAAATGTGCGCTGGATTCCAGCAAGCTCGCCGCCTTGATCGACGAACGCCGTGATCATTGCTGGCATGGTCCTGCCCATGAATGGCGACTGCGGAATGCAGCGGATAGCGCGCGTCTCCGGGTACCGGCCGACGCGGCGCCGCAAATACCGATCGACCGGATCGCCGACGATCACGCGCTGACCGCTGCGCCAGAAGGCCAGCACCTGCTTATGGATTTCGGCGGCGTCGGCGTCGCTCGTGTCGACATAGGTCTGGGGCGATGCATCAGTGCCGATCACGCCCTCGATCCGCCTGGCGGTTTCCTTGAAGTCGACGCTCAACACGTCCATCACGAGCTTGACGCCGTCGCGCCCGCCGCATTGGCCGCAGATGCTGGTACCCTCCCCCTTCTTGTCGTCGAAGCGCCAGCGGTCCTTGCCGCCGCACATCGGGCAAGGATGATGCTTGCCGTCGAGGTGTCGACTGTCGATACCCGCCACCACCGAGAGGATTTGCTTCCATCGACCGCGGGCCCTGTCCTTGAGTGGAGTGCGCTCGACCATCAGGCGCTCACCACGTTCGAGCGGCCCTTGGCTACCTGATCGCGTGCGGGCGCCGACTTCGCCCAGCGAATGGCACTCGCTTTCACCCAGTTGCGAACGTCGACTTCGGGCTCGCGCGGCGCCCAGATCAGACTGCGGGGCCATACGCCGAAGCGATCGTGATAGCGCCACGCTGCCCATTGCTCAGTTTTCCCGCGCTCGGCGACGTACCAGGCCAAGCCCGACCACCAGCGCTGCTTGGTCGCGCGATCGGCGACAAGCTTCTCGCCCTTGAGCAGACCGAGGTCTCCGTCCTGCACCGCGATATCCTCGCGGTACACCGGCTCGAATCCGCACTCGGGACATTTCCGCACCCCGATGGGCTTGAGGGCGTGGCAACCCGCGGCCGGACATTCCCTCGGCAGCGGCGCTGCCTTCTCCCGCGACTTGCGCTCGGATGGCTTTTTCGGCGACCCGTCGTCGAGCATGTCGTGCTTGATGTCGGTGACGAAGCCGAGCTTCAGCGTGGTGTCGGAATGGTCGAGGATGATCGCGTCGGTCTTGCCGGCCGCGGATCGCAGCGCTCGTCCGATGATCTGCACATAGAGCATTTCCGACTTCGTCGGCCGCGCCAGGATCAGGCACCTGACGTCGAGGTCGACACCCGTCGTCATCGTCGCGATGTTGACGATCACCTTGATGCGGCCCGCCTCGAGCGCGGCGCCCAACTTCTCCCGTTCCTCGCGGGGCGTGTTGGCGTCGATGTAGGCGACCGGCACGCCCGCTTTCTCGAATTGCTGTTCGAGAGATCGGGCATGGCCGCGATTGACCGCAAAGCACAACGTCGCGCGGTTTTCCCCGAGCCGCAGCCACGTCTGGACGACGTCGGCGGTGAGCTCGGGCTTGTCCATCGCCGCGGCCAGCTCGCCTTCGTGGTAGTCGCCGGCGACGGTGTGGACCTTGCTCAGGTCCGGATGGGACGGCGCGAACACGCGGAACTTCGCCAAGACGCCCTGGTCGATCATTTCCTGCGTCGTGGCGGCGATCACGAGCGCGTCCCAGTTCTTGCCCATGCCGCGGGCCCACGGTGTCGCGCTCAAACCGATGAACCGAACGTTGGGGCAATCGCGCATCCACTTCGCGATGACCGCGAACTGCATGTGGCATTCGTCGACGATGACCAGCTCGACGTTCGGCGGCGTTCGCTTGGCCAGCGTCTGGACCGAGCAGATTTGCACCAGCGCGAACTCGTTGGTCAGCGGATGATCGGCCTGCACGACGCCGAGGTGACTGATGCCGGCCTTGCCAAAGGCGCGCACCGTCTGGTCGATCAGCGAGATCGCCGGCACTACGAAAGCAACGCGGTTGCCCTTGGCCAGCGCCTGCTTGATGATCTGAGCCGCGAGGCGGGTCTTACCCGTGCCGGTCGGCAGTTCCAGCACCGGATGCCTGGCGCCGTTCATCAGGCTCTGCCGCAACATGGCGAGCCCGCGTTCCTGATGGGGCCATAAGGGCGTTGTCATGCCGCTCGCCCCTTAATGCCGACTGATAGATCGTGCCCCTCTTGGTCTAGTATTGAGTCCTGTTCCTGTTCCTGCTCCTGTTCCTGATTAGCCACGGGTGTGGCGAACGGTTCGGAAAGGGTTTCAGAAGGGTTTGGGGGTGAAAGGCGCGGAAGGTTGAGAAACTCGCCCTCGCGCTCAAAGATGGCCCGCTTCCATGAGCAGTCATCGGGTATGCCGACTAGGATCCTGACTGCCGCTTTTTTCTGGTTTGGGTTCTCCGGCGGGTTCCATTCGAGGTGCTTCCGGACCCACACCCATTTGGTAGTCGCGCACCGGACGGCGAAACCCTTCGCCAACAGTTCGTCGAACCCTTTCGCAACCCGTCCGGCGGTCCATTGGAGGTCTTCGCACGCATAGCCATCGGGAAGACGAAAGGTGCCGGCAATCGTAGTGTGCGGGCTGGTCAGCAGGTAGATCGCCAACATCCGCCCGTCTTCGGACAGCGACCGTATGGTGTCGCTCGACCAGAAGGACGTGTGGACCTTGCCGTAATCCCTCAATTGCCCGCCTCGCAGTCGGCGACAAACTTCCGAGCGGCGGCCATGGCCTCGGTGCGAGCCAGCACCTGCTGTGCGATCTCACCGATGCGCCGCGGCGGCTCCGACGACAGCGCGGACACCGCAAGGTAGTCGACCATGGCTCTGACGCAGTGCTGCGCGCTGGTGTGCTCCTTGACGCGCTGCGCCCGCCGAGAACCGACGATGTCGGTGACGTCTACGCCCTCGACGTCGGACATAGCTTCGCCGTCCACGCTTTCGACGTGCATTTGAAACTCCGTTCTGATTGGAGACCGGGGCAGCCAGATCCCACACCGCCCGCCCCGGCCAGCCCTTGCGGGCGTTCGGATTAAGCGGCGGCCATCTCAGTCGACGCCTCATCAGGCGGCTTGCGATAGACGTCGGGCCGCAGTTCGTGGATGGGGACGCCGGACACTTCTTCGACGCGCCGACACCATTCGGCCGGCACGCCTCGCTTGGTTCGGTTGAGCCAGGACCAGATCGTCGCCTGCGGAACAGGCGCCTCTGGCGTGCTCAACTTCCTGGCCATCGCATTCTGGCCGCCGACCGCCTTACAGGCGCGAGAAAAGGGTTCGTTTTCGCTCATAGCGCCACAACCGATATCACATCCGTTGTTAACTACAACAGCTTTTCTTGTGGAGACAACCAACAAGATTTGCGGTAACTTCCACAGCGAAACTGGTTCAAGGGCTTACGCCATGACTCTCGCCGAGAACATCAAAGCCGCCCGGACCGCGAAGGGCTGGTCACAAGCCGAGCTCGCGAGGCGTGCTAACGTCACCCAGCAGACCGTGGCCGGCATCGAGAGCGGGCGCGTCGGCCGCGCCAGGAGCCTTCCCGAGATCGCTGCGGCACTCGAACTGACCGTGGAAGACCTCATTACCGAGGAGACGCGCACCATCGCAGCGGTAATGCAGCACGCCAATGAGGCCCAGGCGCGCCCGACGGTCCCGGCCGCTTCCCGCGAGATCAACCTGTCGGCAATGCCCTGCGACGTACCGGTCTATGGCCAAGCGGTCGGCGGCGACGCAGGGGATTTTCAGTTCAACGGCCAAGTCATCGACTACATCCGCCGGCCACCCGGCATTGCGGCCCACAAGGACGTTTTCGGCCTCTACGTGACCGGGACGTCGATGTATCCCAAGTACGAAGAAGGCGATCCCATCTATGTCAGCGCCGCGCGCCCGCCGGCGATCGGGGACTACGTGGTGATCGAATTGCTCGAGGCCGAGGACGGCGCGGGCAACCCCGGCTTCATCAAGCGCTTGGTGCGTCGCACCCCGACGAGAATCGTCTGCGAACAGTTCAACCCGCCCAAGGAAGTCGAATACGAGCGCGAGCGGATCAAATCGGTCTTCCGGGTAATCCCATACCCAGAGCTCGTGGGCATCTAGCCGGACGCTTCACGTGAAACAATTAACGTTGTTGACAACAACAACGGTTGTTGTAGGTTAACCACGACGCACATCGCGTTGGAGGTTACCATGCATTCATCGAACATCACGCGCCGGGCCGCTTTCATCGGTGCCGGCGCATCGCTTGCGGCGATCGCAGCTGCTGCAGTCCCAGCCGTAGGTGGTGACGGCGGCGAGGTCTGTTCCTTTCCGGTCGACGCCGAAACCGACGGTCTGGTCGGCCTCCCCCTCGCCGCCGTCCACATTGAGCGCGCCATCGCCGCCATGGGCGACGTGACGTTCGGTAAATGGGAAGTCACGATCCGTTCCGGCGAGCCAAATCAGAACTGGGGCTTTCATCAGATCGGCCCCAAGAGGCGCGCCGAGGTCAAGAATTTGACCACCGAGTTGCAGGCCGTCCTCGAGAGCGACGGCACCGCTTGGAACGTCCTCATCGACCGCGAAACGGGCGTCGTTGCCCTGTTGCGTCGGTCCCCGACCGCCTGACGCTGAAGCGGCTCAGGCGAACGGATGCAACGTCCGCCCGAGCCTTCCCTTGAACCTGATGGAGGATCATATGGGCAAGGCCCAAGATACGCACCGAACCGAGCGGCAGCAACCCGATGCCGTCGTCGCCGCGGCAATGCGGGAGCTCGAACTGGAAATCTCAGAAGTCCAGTGCGCAGCAGCAATTGCTGACTATCTCGTTACCCAGGAGAATTTCCGCACCGACAACGTCGTGAGGTACACGCCCGGGTTTCACGAACTGATCACGTTCGCCACGATGGACGTGGTCAAGACGGGAGGCGCCGATGCGTAAGACCGTCACACTGCCGAAGACTGGCGGCGACGACGATATCGTCATGGACCTCATCGCAGCCAACGCGGCGGCCTGGGCCCGCTTCGGCCGCGCCTGCTCACTGGTCGACAAGGACAAGGCCAAGGAGGAAGGTCGCAAGATCACCGCTGCTGACGAAGCGGAGTACGAGGCGGCCAACGATGCCGAGCGCGAGACCTTCGCCGCGCTTCTCTCGTTTCCGACGCGTCAAGTGGTAGCCGTTCGCTCAAAGACGGCGTGGATCGAGCTGCACATCAATCTCGGCGACGCCCTCGAACACGACCAGGTCCGGATGCTGGTCGGCTCGATGACCGGGAGGACTGCGGCATGAGCACCAAGCCCACCCGCGACGAGGCCTTCAAGGTGCTCGCCGACTTCGAACCCCCGATCTGCGATCTGCACATCGACATCATGACGATGGATACCGTCTGGGAGGCCATCGGAAGCAAGCGCGCCGATCGGAGCATCGTCCTGAGCCTCGACGAACACGAGCAGATGACGCGACTGGTCGGAAGCATCCTTGCTCAGTCCCACAAGCTTAAGGCGCAGCTCTATGCCGCCCTCAATGAGGGCGCGCCATGAGAGCGGACCTTACACCCAGCCTTCGGATGACGGCACTGCTGGAGGCCCTGAATCACGCCGACGCCATCAGGTCGACTGCGGAAACCGACCAAGCCGCCGGCAAGACCGTCGATTACGACGCCGCGCTGAAGGCCTGCTGGGATGCGCTTGACGCCATCGCGAACGAGCCCGCCGGTTCGATTGGCGACCTCCGCGTCAAAGCGAAGGCCTTCGACTGGAGCGCTCGTCTGCTCGACGGCGAGCCCTACAACAATCCCAGCGAGGGCGAAGAGAAGATCGTCCGCCAGTTGGTTGCCGGTTTGGTGGAGGTATTGCCGTCATGAGCGCGATCACCGACGCCGTTGCGGCGCACAAGGCAGCCTGGCAGGCTTTCCAAGATGCGCCGGCAGATGATCGTCACCCGGAGACCATGAACGCCTCTGATGCCGAGGCGGAAGCGCTCGCCCGACTACTGCGCACAGTTCCCGCCGACCAGGACGATCTGCGCGCCTTGCTCGCCCATCTGGACTGGTGGGTCATCGAGGAGGCGCAGCGCCGCGACTTCGAGTGCGAGCCTTTCGTGCTGCACGCGGCTATCACGCTTGCCATGGCGGGTTCGCCATGATGGACAATCTCGACACTCTGATGGTCCGCCCGGGCGTCTTCATCGGCGACATCAAGACGGACCGGGAAGGGCTGCACGATGCGGTGACCACGCTCGAGCTGGAGGTTGCCGACATCAAGGCGCAGCTCGCTGGCGAAATCCCGGTGGACGACACGCCGGAGTGGCGCCGTAAGGCGCAAGGTGCCCTCCGCGCCAAGATCAAGGCGCTGGCGACCGTGCGGGCGCTGCTCGGGGCCATGCGCCGGCAACGGCAGGCTGTAGCCGCGGCGACGCCTGCCGCGCCAAAGCCAGATCGGTACCGCCGCGCGCAGGTGCTGCTCGACACGATCCGCGATGAAGTCGGCGGCGAGGAGTTCGATCGGCTCAAGCAGATTGCCAAGGAGCGGCGCCCCGATGTCTTTGGGGAGGTCGCATCGTGACAATCTCCCCCCCTCGCATTCGCCGCAAGGACGTGCCTGCTTACCTGCTCGAAAAGCACGGCTTGCCGATCGCCTACACCACACTGGAGAAGCTCGCGACCGTCGGCGGCGGTCCGGCTATGCAGTACGCCGGCCGCATTCCGCTCTACAGCACTGTGGAGCTGGACCGGTGGGCGATGGAGCGCCTGGGCGAGCCGGTGGCATCGACGGCAGGACGGTGA